AGAGAATCTATGAAGAAGAAGTATGGACACAAGAAGAACGTATTGAACTCGCGGATGCTATGATCGCACGATGGACTGCATGGAAAGAAAAGTCATAAGAAATGAATAAAACACTATTTTGGGGATTTTTAACTGGATGGCTATTGACATACTATTTATTTATTTATTAAATGATATGCCAGCTAGAAAGTATCATATAGAATGTAGATTTGGTAAGAAATGGGAATTCATTGCTACTAAACTAACTATGGAGGAAGCTTATAAGTATATAGCTGACGCGAGATCACATAGATATCCCTTTCGGGTAGTTAGAGTGGTTAGAACTATTATCTTTAAGGAGGATGATAAATGATGAAGAGACAATTACAACAAGAAGAGTTAGATGCCGCGCGGCTCATATCGGCATTAGCTGCAATAGCCTCAATTAATACAGACCCAAAATGTGGATGGGGCACTGAAACATTGGCATTGATCTGCAATCATATTGATACGTGGGACGTGCAAACGAGAACACAAATTCACCAATCACTAAGTAGAATCTTATCTATACATAATCGGGCAGTAGTATTAAAGGAGGATGATAAATGAACAACTCGGATTTGGTTAAAGAGTTAGCAGAAACAAATCTATCAGGTATAGGAGAACGAAGATTCCTAAATAGTTTATTAGTATACATCGAAGAATTAGAAGTTAGGTTATCAGTCTTTAAAAAAAAGATGGGAGATATCGAAACTAGATTGGATCGTTTGAAATTTGATGAAAAGTGAGGATGATAAATGAGACGACAACGATCTGTTACCGGTGGTAGAGAATCTCTAGCATCAGGGGTAATTCGTGAGGTAGAGAGATCAGTCACCCATCTAGCACGTCAACATAATTGTAGTAAATCATTTGTAATATCCACTATACTTGCCGATACATTTGGCATAGACTTAGGAGAAGCATACTATGAGCAACCCTCTTCTATCCATCCTCGCAAAACTGGAAAGAGACAAGCTAAAGCTAGAGGGAGCAATAGAGGTAATCGAAGAATATATGCAGTCAAGTAGTAAGGCTGTTAAGAGAGAAAAGATTCTCGCGCATTTCTCTAGGGCTGTAAAACCATCAATTAGAACCTCTAGGAAGGGATTCAAGTATCATGGAACTCATTGGACTCAACAGCCTGAAAATAAGAAAAAATTAACAGCTATGGTTAGAAAAAATTGGCGCAAACGACAGAAAGGGTAGAAAGTAGAGGTGGCAAGATGACAAAGAAACCAGGTCACTTGCATCTATACAAGAAGATAACTCTCGGTAAGAGCTATCTCATATATAGGTGTATGAAACCCGGATGCACACATTATACCAGTGTTGAACTCGCACTTAATAGATTGTGTGAGTGTAATCGCTGTGGCAAAACTATGATTCTTGGTAAGTATGCTATGACTCTAGTTAGGCCACATTGTGATTCATGTATTGAGAAGAAGGATAGCACTGATATTAATAAACTAGGGGAATTGTTTACATGAATTCCTGTAAGGAGTGTCAGTTTTATTATGGTCATCCTGAAAGTAATGGAGTATGTTTACGACGAGCACCTATAACATTTGCTATAGAACATCCTGGATCTATTGGATCTTATTCCTATAGTAACGCAATTTGGCCTAAAGTAAGTTGCGATAATTGGTGCGGGGAATTTGAGGTTAAGAACAATGAAATGCACTAAATGTAAGAAGAAGAGAAAAGATGTAAACTGTTTCGGTGTATGTAAGGATTGTAAGTCTGGATGGGGATAATATGGCTAAAATAGAAATAGAAGTAAGTCTATTAGGAGAGATCGTTCTCAAGAAAGTATACTCTGGTGTTCTGATGGAAACCTCAGAGGGAAATAAAATTGGTATTTGTATGAGAGATAATACCTTTGAGATCAATGTTATTCCCAAGGAAGGCATAACTCAATGGCATCGTGTTCATATGGAAAGTAGTTCGATTAAGGTAACATAATGCCATCATTAGCAGATGTCAATCATGATGCAGGTTTATTCTGCATGTTTAAGGGCGAGCCAGGCACTCGTAAGTCAACTCAAGCCCTATCATTCCCTGGCCCGCAATATTGGATATCAACAGATCAGAAGATGGAAGCTTTAATCTTACCTGCTAAGGAATGGGGCATACAACCTAATCATGTTGACTATGATGATTACAGTAAATATGATCCTATCAAGATGAAGCTATATCAATTAAAACTGAACTGTGATTACAAAACTATAGTCCTCGATTCAGTGACTACGACAGGTGATGTTATCAATCTTCAAACTATCAATATGAAGACAGGAACTACTACTGTAGATGGTGCTGAGAAAGGAATGAAGATTGGAGGAATAAGAGTTAATAGTCTTGAGGATTATAAAGCAGAGGCCGCTGCATTTCAAGATACTTTAGCTGCACTAAAGGACATCCACAAGTTTCATAAAGTGAATATCATCATTATTGCCCATGTTGTAGGTGAAAGAAAGAAGGAGGAGATAGGAGTTACAGCACAATCACGTATCATCATCACGGGTGGTAAGGCTATCAGTGGCAAGATATCTGCATACTGCACTGAAGTCTATCACTTCGATATTCAAACGGAATTCGATGTAGAGAAGGAGGGAAAGTATGGGCTATTGACTGTGCATACAGGGGTAGATTATGCTAGGACATCCTTACCATTACCTAGAAGGATTACTTTCGATAACAAGCCCTTGTATGCTACGCATCTCAAACCGGCGATTGAGAAACTCAATCAAACATCAACACTCACATCATTCTAACAAAGGAATAATATAATGTCCCCAATAATCGAATATGGAGAACGTGACATTCTTAGAGGAAAAGTTCTCCCAGTTGCATGGTATACCGTGCATGTTGAGTCTGTTGGCGAAGCACCCTCGCGAGATGGAGGTTCCACTAACTATCCCGTTGAGGGAACTGTCAAACGTAATGGTGACAATGGTGATACGAAGCACGCTGGTGTCCCTCTTGACTGGAATTTCAACAGTAAGGCTATTGGATTTTCTGTTGGATTTCTAGCAGCCTTTGGTGTCAAAGCAGCAGCAGGTAAGAGATTTGATCTCAACGATGCTGCTGGTAAGGATATTGATGTCTTCGTTGAGAATGGAGAATATCAGGGACGGATCGTGAATCGTGTAAATCATAAGTATCGCGCGGTTCAGAATCCTGCATGAAGGGAACTGACTAATGGTAGGTAATTGCAAAGGGTGTGGAAAATTGATAAGTCGGCCGAATGTTGAATGGATTGTGCGCCCACCTGGGTTTGATCATTCCTACTGTGATGCATGCAATGCCAAAGCGGAGAAACAGACTGGTTAGGAATATGGTAGGTGACTGATCTCTCTCATACCATCATCAGTGGCGTAGATTAGGTCTAGTAAGATAGGTGAGAATCCTACGCCTACCACTTCTTGAAAGGATAATATGTCATTTGATGAAACACAATCGGAATCTAGCGGATCTAGTGTACCATCTAGAGCAGTAGTCCGAGAAAGAAATTATACCCAACGATTGAATGATGAAGTTAAATCATTAGAGGAAAGACTCAAGAGAAAGAAACGACTTAAGGAACTACTAGATAGTAATCCAGTAATCCGTGAAGCATTGGAGCTAATGAATTAAATGGCTAAGCCAGAAGAACCTACTATAGATATGGACGAAGCTACACAAGAGGAGACACAGGATACCGAGATTGAAGAAAGTCCAGAAATGCCTGATGCTGAAATAGAGGGTGAGGATAAGGAACCTGAACCGGAGGAGTAGTCATATCATGTGGGATGTCACCGAATATATTGAATAAGGTGAGGATGATTCTTGGCGGAGACATTTTCTAGCAAATTCAACACGGCTAGACTCCCACTCTTTTCGGATAAACCATGAATGAGCGATACTACCGAACCTATTAAGGGTAAGATCATCCATGTAGCAGAAGATGGATGGGGATTCATCACTAGTCCTGAAATAGAATTTGAAAGAATTTTCTTTCATTGGACTGGACTGGCTAGAGGCACATTGAATTTTAAGAAGCTTGAAAGGAACATGAAGGTAGAATTCATTCCAATTGAGGTTCCAGAAAAGGGATGGCGCGCGATTAGGATAAAGGTTCTTGATGATAATGACAGAGGACGAGAAACTCAGAGTGAAATCGATTCGAAAACGGAATAAAAGACTACAGGCAATTTTAGGACAAATAATAGATATTATACCTGGAGATGACCTGTTACTCAGTAGCACTGTTGATGTTGAATGGCTTCTAACTAAGATAGAGGTAGTTGATGATGGGTGAAATTTGGAGACCCCTTCATAGAAAGATATACCAGCATTGGATAGATGTCATCTTAGAGGAAGCTAGTGATGATCTCGATTCATGGGAAAGTAGTTTCATTGCCAGTATTCAACAGTATTTGTATATGGGAAAAGATTTGACCGAGCCTCAAGCAGAGAAACTAGAGAGTATTTACGTTGAGAAGACATCATGACGCCTGATCAAGAATTGATAATAGAACTCTTAGAGCGAATAGAAGGATTAAGAAGAGAACTTAACCTAAAACATCAGAAAACTAAAATAGCACAAGTCATTAAACAAAAGAAAGAATATTCTATAGTATTACAGATACACGACATACTTTACACAGATAAGGGCTTAATAATTAGGGTCATTGAGTAAGAAGACATCATGAGAGTAAACATTTACGCAGAAGAAATGACAGATAGAGTAGAGATTGTTAAAAAAGGAGAATTTACAGGGATAAGGTTTTATCTTTACCTACCTGTAACAGTATCAGAAGGTATTAGTCAGCAGATTAGAGGTCCATTCATTCATCATCCTGGCGACGATGATTCAAGTGCTATAACTTTTTGGGGTAAAGAACAGTTACTCGAAATATTACCCAAAGCATTGGAGTTATTGAAGAGATGATCGAAGGAGAGATAGAAGGACAGAAACCATTTGTCATATGTCTAAAATGTGGTATTCCTCTGTTCCGTAAAGTGTGCACAAGCGCAGCAGGTTATTATGTAGGGTATAGCTGTAGTCATTGTGGTCCTCACTCACGCGAAAGTAAGTATTGGAATAATGCAATTGATGCTGGGAGAGCACTAGTAATGGGGGATTATGA